ATGTATTTTTTACGATCATGTATTTTCGCCCTTCCCTCGCCTACAAGGAGCCAGTATTCTCAGCGTAACAATGTTACCCTAAGAAATCTCAGCGTAACACCTGTTACCCTAAGAAATGTTAAGGACGTATATTAGAAACCCCCCCTATGTGTTTGATTTCAAAAAGGGTGGGGGGTATATATAAAATTTTTTGAGGTTAGTATGACGCCAGCACAGAAAGAGATATTCTTGGTAATAGACGAATGGTGGAAAGAGTTTGGGTTCGGGCCAAGCATTGATGATATTATGAGAGTTACCGGGGACAAAGGTAGAGGGAATGTTTCGCGCAAAATGTGGGCGTTGGTAGACTTGGGCATTTGTAAGGGGTTAAAGAGACGTCCGCGCACTATACGACCTAGTTATGTGAGGGTTAGGGATATTCAATGAATTTAGCTGAAACCTTAGTAACAAAGTTACCTAATGAATTACTTAAGTTAATAGATAGCCTTCCTGAAGGTGAGAGAGAGCATTTGTTATCTGTGGCTCATGAGTATCAGCAGTCTGTTACTAGGGAACTTGGTCGGGAATCGTTTTTGGAGTTTGTTAAAGTCATGTGGCCGACGTTTATAAGTGGGCGTCATCATGCGGTTATGGCTAAGAAGTTTGAGGAGATAGCTTCTGGTAAGTTAAAGAGACTGATTATTAACATGCCGCCGCGTCATACTAAATCTGAGTTTGCATCATACTTACTACCGGCTTGGTTTTTGGGTAAGTATCCTAATAAGAAGATCATTCAGTCATCTAATACCTCTGAGTTAGCTGTAGGTTTTGGTCGTAAAGTGCGTAACTTGGTGGACGGTGAAGTGTATGGTGATATTTTCCCTAATGTTTCTCTACGGCATGACTCTAAAGCAGCTGGACGATGGTCTACTAATTTTGATGGCGAGTATTTTGCTATCGGCGTGGGTGGAACGGTAACAGGTAAGGGTGCTGATCTGCTTATAATCGATGATCCTCACTCAGAACAAGAGGCAAAACTAGCCGAATACAACCCGGCCATCTACGATCAGGTATATGAATGGTTCACATCCGGCCCTAGACAGCGTCTTCAGCCAGGTGGGGCTATTGTTATCGTTATGACTCGGTGGGGAAAACGAGACTTAACAGGTCAGGTCATTAAAGCAGAAGCCCAACGAGGTGGGGAAGAGTGGGAAGTTGTGGAATTTCCTGCTATTTTAGACAGTGGAAAGCCTTTATGGCCAGAATTCTGGTCTTTAAAGGAACTAGAAGCCCTAAAAACAGAGTTACCCAATTCAAAGTGGCAAGCTCAGTATCAGCAGAACCCGACTTCAGAAGCTTCAGCTATAGTTAAGCGGGAATGGTGGAGAGTATGGGAGAACGATAGCCCTCCTCACTGTGATTTTACGTTAATGGCTTGGGATACTGCTTACGAAAAGACTAGCCGCGCTGACTATTCGGCATGCACGACTTGGGGTGTGTTTTATCATCCAGACGATACTGGAAAAGATCAGGCTAATATTATATTGTTGAATGCTTTCCGGGATCGCGTTGAGTTTCCTATGTTAAAGAAGATAGCTATTGAAGAATATAAAGAATGGGAACCGGATTCCGTCATTATTGAGAAGAAAGCATCAGGCGCGCCACTAATATATGAGATGCGGGCGATGGGAATCCCTGTTCAAGAGTTTACTCCCACTAAAGGTAACGATAAAATCACTCGGTTACACGCAATTGCGGATTTATTTGCATCTGGACGGGTTTGGGCGCCAAATACAAACTGGGCAGAAGAAGTTGTGGACGAAGTTGCCTCCTTTCCAGCGGGAGAGCATGATGACTATGTGGATACTGTTTCACTAGCTTTAATGAGATTTAGGCGTGGCGGTTATATTAGAACCGATATGGACGAAGCAGAAGACGTCCCTACATTCAGACGGAAAAAAGTTTACTATTAATGCAAACACTTGAAGAATTCTTAGATATTTTCTTAAAAGAAAGCCCAAATATTGGTATTATTCCGCTATTTAATGCCGTTCGTAAGATTGAAGATGTATATTCAGTTGTTTGGTATAGAAACCCGCCGTTTCAGGTAGAGTTATTTATTGCCCCAGGAAATTACACAATTCCAGAACATACGCATCCTAATGTTGATAGTTATGAAGTTTATCTTGGCGGACAGATTCGGTTTTCGCACTCAGGTAATTGGACTTCGCCGCCTGAATCTTTTGATACACCAAATGAATATGGCACATCAGTAAGAAGGGGAACGGTAATAAGAGTTAAACCAAACGATATTCATGGCGGTGTATCTGGGCCATCTGGCGGAGTATTTATGTCAGTTCAAAAATGGTTAAATGGGGTTGAGCCGCATTCTGTAGCGTTAGATTATACGGGTGCAGTAATGGGAAAAGATCACATGGCAAAAGTTGTTGATGGAGTTCCTGTTTTAAAACAAGAACTTACTTTGCAAGACGCTGCGCACAAAGAAGTTGAATGGCGTAATATTAATTAAAGGATAGATCATGGCTATAGAAAAATCACTGTATGAAGCGCCTATGGGTTTGGAGTCACTTACTCAAGAGCCAGAGCTAGAAATTGAAATTGAAGATCCGGAATCTGTAAAGATTAGAACCGGAGACATAGAAATTGAAATAGATCCAGATCAAGAAGAAGATGACTTTAATACCAACCTAGCCGAGGAAATGAGCGACAGCCACCTTCAATCTTTGGCAGGGGATCTTCTTGGAGACTATGAAGGCGACGTATCTTCCCGTAAAGAATGGTTAGATACATACGTTAAGGGCTTGAAATTACTGGGATTAAAGTATGAGGAGCGGAGTGAGCCGTGGTCTGGGGCTTGTGGTGTATTCCATCCGTTACTCATGGAAAGTGCGGTTAAGTTTCAGTCTGAGACTATTATGGAGACGTTTCCTGCCTTGGGGCCGGTAAAGACTACTATTATAGGTAAAGAAACCCAAGAAAAAGTAGACGCTTCGGTTCGTGTAGCGGCGGATATGAACTACGAACTAACGGAAAGAATGCGGGAATACAGACCTGAACATGAGCGGATGTTGATTGCTTTATGTTTGTCTGGCAATGCATTTAAGAAAATCTACTACGATCCATCTATAGAACGACAGACTGCCCCATTTGTTCCGGCAGAGGATATCGTTGTTCCTTATGGCGCAATGAATCTTGAATCAGCCGAACGTGTAACTCACCGGATGCGCAAGACTAAGAACGAGCTACGTAAACTGCAAGTTGCTGGTTTTTATAGAGATATTGATCTTGGAGAGCCGGTAAATACTTTAGATGAGATTGAGAAACAGAAAGCCGAAGAGCAGGGTTTTTCTGCTTCAATGGATAATCGTTTCCAGATCTTAGAGATGCACGTTAATCTAAACCTTGAAGGATATGAGGACTTAGACGAAGACGGCGAACCTACTGGCATTGAACTGCCATACGTAGTCACAATTGAAAAAGGCACCTCTAACGTATTGTCAGTCCGTAGAAACTGGTTGCAGGACGACAAATTAAAACAAAGAAGGCAACACTTTGTTCATTACGGCTACATCCCAGGCTTTGGGTTCTATTACTTTGGTTTGATCCATTTAGTCGGCGGTCATGCGCGGGCAGCAACATCGTTACTACGTCAGTTAATTGATGCGGGAACTTTATCCAATCTTCCTGGCGGTCTAAAGTCTCGCGGCCTACGTATTAAAGGTGACGATACGCCAATTGCTCCGGGCGAGTGGAGAGATGTAGACATCCCAAGTGGCGCTATTCGGGACAACATCCTGCCTCTTCCATACAAAGAACCATCCCAAGTTCTTATGGGATTAATGGATAAAGTGGTAATGGATGGCCAAAGATTTGCTGCCACGGCAGATCTTAAAGTATCTGATATGTCCGGTCAGTCTCCAGTTGGAACTACCCTAGCTATATTAGAGCGTATGTTGAAAGTGATGAGTGCGGTTCAAGCGCGTATTCACTACACCATGAAGCAAGAGTTCAAGTTATTGGCCACAATCATTCGTGACAACACACCAGAGGACTACGACTATGAACCGGAAGTTGGGAGCCGCAAAGCTAAGAAAGCTGACTACGACATGGTGGCTGTTGTCCCAGTTTCAGATCCAAACGCCTCAACAATGTCTCAGCGAGTTGTCCAATACCAAGCGGTCTTACAGCTATCCCAAACAGCACCCCAGATATACGACCTCCCATTCCTACATAGGCAAATGATCGAGACGTTAGGCGTTAAGAATGCGTCTAAGATTATTCCTGTAAATGAAGATATGAAGCCGGTTGATCCAGTATCTGAAAACATGAACATGCTAATGGGAAAACCCGTAAAAGCCTTTATACATCAAGACCATAAGGCGCATTTAGGTGTTCACATGGCTGCCATGAAGGATCCAAAAATCATGGCAATGGTTGGTCAAAACCCACAAGCTCAAGCAATCATGGCCGCAGCATCAGCGCACGTTATGGAACACGTTGCATTCCAATATCGTAGGGAAATTGAAGAGCAGCTTGGCGCAACATTGCC